GTTGGTCAGGATTTGCTTCAATTATTACAGAAGAAAGTTCAATGTCAACAGCAACAATTTATGAAGGTACAGCAGCAGCTGACACAAACAACTTCATTAGAAATAGATTAACAGACCTTACTATTACAGCTGCGGATACATCAACGTTCCCAGGTGCTTCTAGCAATGGTGTATATACTAGTACTTTGACAGGTGGTAGTGTTACTATTTCAAATAACATGACTTATTTAACTCCAGAAACTCTTGGAATAATTAATCAGCCTCTTGGCCATGTTACAGGAACAAGGTCTATTTCAGGTAACTTTACTTGTTATTTGAATACTCCTTCAAGCGGTGCATCAAGTGCTGACTTGTTTGAAGATCTTATTGAGGCAACAACAAAAATTACCAACTCGTTTGACCTAGCGTTTTCAGTTGGTGGATCGGCGTCTACTAATATTCCTAGAATGGTTATCAATGTAGATAAAGCCCATCTAGAGGTACCAACACATTCAATTGATGATATTGTAAGTTTGGAAGTAAATTTCCACGGCTTACCAACTTCTGTAGATACTACAGATGAGTACACAATCGACTTTGTAGGACCAGACGTAACTTAACTTTAGCGGGAGGGGAAACCCTCCCTCTTTTAACCAGGAAATAGAATGACAGAACAAGAAAATAAATCAATATCACTAGCGAGTTTATTAACTCCAAGTAAAACAGTTTCAGTAGACTACCCAGGAATGAGTGGATTCTCTGTAGATCTTTGCTATTTAGCGAGAGAAGAGTTAGTAAAACTTAGAAATCGCTGTGTATCTCAAAAGTTTAATCGTAAAACACGAGGATTCGAAGAATCACTTGACGAAGATAAATTTTTAGTAGAGTATGTAAAAGCTGTAATAAAGGGATGGAAAGGCTTAAAATATTCTTACTTAGAAGAGCTTCTATTGGTGGATATCAGTGCTCTCAATCCCGAAGATGAACTTGAGTTTAACCACGACAATGCAGAAACGTTAATGAAAAACGCATCTGACTTTGACACTTGGGTATCTGAAGTCACAGGTGATTTAGAAAATTTTACGAAGACCAAGTAAACAAAATACTTGGTCTACTGGACATACAGTATAAAGAAGGACAGATAACTTTAGATACATATTTTGATTTATGTGAACAAAGTGGTAAAGACCCTGATCCTGACGAAATGCCACCTAGCCTTGAGGATTATCCTTATGAGGTACAGGTGGCTTTTTTATTGCATGACTTTTTACCTGATCGTTGGGATGGAATGAGTGGTTCTTACATGGGGAAAGATTTTTCTTCTATAGGAACATTACTAGATATTTGGAAAGTAAAAGATAAAAAAACCTGTCTACAATTTATAAAACATATAGAAGCACGACATTCTAGAAAAATTAATTTAGAAGGCGAAAAACGCAGAAAAGCAGCTGAACAAAAAGCGAAAAGACCTCGCGGTGGCGGGGGTATTAGTGTACAAGGATAAATGGCTAAAAAAGAAATAAAAATTCCGATTAAAGTAGATGGTAAGCAAATTCTATTAACTCAAAAAGAGATAAAAAAATTAGCAAAAGAAACTACTAAAGCTGCAAGCGGCTTTGATGCAATGAGTACTTCGCAAAGAGGTGCAGATCGTGCAGCTAAAGGTCTATCAAGACAATCGTCAAATTCAACAAAAAACTTTTCAAAAATGCAACAAGGCATCAGCGGAGGACTTGTTCCCGCATATGCTACTCTTGCTGCCCAAGTATTTGCTGTTAGTGCCGCCTTTCAATTTTTACAAAACTCTGTAAACTTTAAAAATCTTATAGAAGGACAAAAAGCTTTTGGTTCTGTTACAGGTACAGCTTTTGGAACAATTACATCAGCAGTACGAGCAGCTACAAATGGTCAATTAGCATTTGCAGAAGCCGCACAAGCTACAGCAATTGGTACAGCCGCAGGATTAAATAGAGCACAACTAGAACAGCTAGGAAAAGCAGCCAGAGATACATCACTTGCATTAGGAAGAGATTTAACAGATTCTTTTAATCGTCTTATAAGAGGTGTAACAAAAGCAGAACCAGAATTATTAGATGAATTAGGTATTATATTAAGACTTGATCCTGCTTTAAAAGCTTATGCAACAAGTATAAATAAAACTAAAGAGGAATTAAATGCTTTTGAAAGAACACAGGCAGTATTTAATGAAGTAGCTGGACAAGCCGAAGATAAATTTGGTAGAATAACAGAAATAATGGATCCAAGTGCATTTGCGCTAGCACAATTTGCTACTGCTTTTGATGACTTATTAAATATTTTAAAATCTGGAGTTGGATTTGTTGCACAAAAACTTTTACCTTTCTTTACTGAAAATATTTATGCATTAACTGCAGCTTTATCTCTTTTTGCCCTTCCAATAATTAAAACTATATTACCTTCTTTTGCAGCTATGGAAACAAAAGCAGCAGAAAATCTAAAAGGTTTACAAGGTTCTTTAAAAGAAACAGAAAAATCTATGAAAAACTTAGCTGTTTCTCAACAAGCTATGGATGCAGGTGATGCAGGTCGTGCTAAAATGACTACCTCAGGTCAATCTGGTGCAAAGAAAATGCTTTCAAAAGCAGGAGTAACTGTAAAAGGAGACTTATCACAAAGACAAATTGCTGCCTATAAAAGGTCAATGGATCAAAAAACAGGAATTTATAAGAAATTTAATAACCAAGAAAGAATAGCATTTAAAGCACATTTAGCCAAATTAGATGCAGTTCATAAAGCTTCTACAAACAAAAGAAAATTACAAACTCAAATAGCAGAACAACAAAAACAAGCAACTTTTAAAAGAACCGAAATGGTTTATAAAAGAGCACAAATAAGAATGGTTCAAGCTACAGCACTTGGTGCAAAAGCTATGAATAAAGCTATGGCGGCCGCGGGTATCATAGGTATAATAACTTTAATTGCCTCTGCAGCAATTTCTTTATTCAATTTCTTTAGAGTAAAAGATAAAGAGGCTGAAGCAGCAAAAGAAAGAATGGATGGTTTAACAGATTCTGCAGAAAAGTTAAATTCTGAATTAGGAAGATCATTAGACGTAAGAGCACAAGGATTACTTTCAGTTGGGCAATATGCTATGCAAACTGCAAAAATGATACAAAGTGCTTCTGCCCAAGTAATGGCAGCTGAATTTGCAGCTACAGCAAGCTCTCAAACAGATAGAAGAAAAACAATATATATACAAAAAGGAGAGCGAAAAGAATTATTTAAAGATAAATCCTTTCGACAAAATATAAAAGAAACAGAACAAAGTTTTAGATTATTATCAAAAGGTTCTATTGGTGATCTTTCGAAAGCTTATGAAGATATTGCGAATACAGTAAAAGAAGGAAAAGCTCCTACAGAGACTCAACTTAATAACTTGAAAAAACTCGAAGGAGAATACATGGGGCTCGCTCAATCGGTAGAAAGAGCTGCTGAAGTACAAAAAACTTTTGATCAAGCTTTAAGAGGCGCCGTAGGGCCTAAAAGACAATTTCAAGGATTAAGAACTGCAGGAAAAGCTCTTTCAGAAAATTTAGATGACCAACTAAAAATGCTTGACAACGATAAAATGCTTGCTGAAAAAGAAAAGACTAAATACGATCTAAATAAATATAATCAGCAGAAACAATCTTTAAGTGATCAACTAACAGCACAAACAACAATGAACTCAACTCTAGATAAAATTTTAGAGAAAGAAGATCAAATAGCTTCAAAAACCCAAGAACAGCTTAGAACAAAACTAGCAATAAGTCCTTTAAATACAGCTGCAAATCAAATAGCAAGAGCGGAAGCAGGAATAGTAGATAAAGTATTAGCTGCTCGAAAACAGCAATTAGCAGTAGAGGTAGCACAAGCACAACTAGATGCTGCAGGAACAAAAGAAGAAAAGAAAGATGCTCAAGCTAATTTAGACTTACAAAAGGATCTACTTGAAACAAGTAAAGCACAAATAACTGCTGAAGCAGAAAAAGTAGCTTTACAAGAAATACAAATTAGAAATGCTGAAATATTGAAAAAACTAGGAATGGAATCTACTTTAGCAGGAGGAAATGTTGCTTTATTTAATGCAACTTTTGAAAATGCTAATAAATTTATGAAAGGCACAAAAGCATATCAAATGGCATCTATACGAGATTCAGCAAATTATAGAATACAACAATCACAAGCAAATACAGAAAATAACAAAGCTAGATTAGAGAACCAAAAACTTAACGCGGACCAACAAATGGTAACTCTACTAAATGCCAGAATTAAACAAGAAGAAGAATTAGGTAGATTAAATGAAGAAAAAATTAGATTTGAATCTACTATGATAGGTCAAACTATGCTAGCCGCAGGACAAGCAGGAGCAACAGCTCTAGAATCTTCAGCAACTTCAGGCATTATTGGAGTTATAAAAGGAGAAAAAAGCGAAAAAGAAGCTCTAAAAGAAACAGCGCTTGCAGTTGCAAACGCAGTATTAGAAAGTATAATTAGTAGTTTAGTAGCTTCAGCACTGTCTGCCATGGCTATTACTACCCCTGCAATAACAAGTGCTCATGCAGCAGGTGCAGGAGTCGCTGCCTCGTCAATAGTTACTGCATTTACTACCGGAGGAGCGGCAGCTGCTGGAATGATACAAGCAGCTATGATAGCAGGAGGAGCAACAGGAGGATTCTTTAGATATGGTGGGATTGTAAGCGCAGCAGAAGGAACAGTTGCATCAGGACCACAGTCAGGGTACCCAGCAATTCTTCATGGAACAGAAGCTATAGTACCATTAGGGCAAGGAAAAAATGCAATTCCTGTAGAATTTAAAAACGCTATGCCTACAGGCGCAACAAATTCAGTAGTAAATGTTACTATAAACAGCGATGGAAGTACACAAATGGATGAGAGTGAGGCTACACAATTTGGACAAGCAATACAATCAGCTGTACAAAATGAAATAGCAAAACAAAAAAGATCTGGCGGGATGCTAGATAATACCTTATAGGAAAATAAAATGGCATTAGGATTTACAGACTTAACAAATACACAAAGAATACCAGATAAAGGACTCAATGCAACTTCAGAACCAGTACTATTTTTAACACAATTTGGGGATGGGTATGAACAGAGAGTTGCTAATGGAATAAATAATTTAAAACAAACTTTTTCTATTAGTTTTGATGATAGAACAAAAGAAGAAATTGACGATATAATCGCATTTTTTGTAAATAAAGCGGGAGTAACTTCTTTTGACTTTACTTATCCAGATTCAAATAATTCAGGAGAAACAACAATAAAAGTTATTTGCGAAAGTTGGTCACAATCTTGGAACTATGATGAATTTTATAGTTGTTCAGGAACATTTAGAAGAGTATACGAATCATGACAGATAAGTTAATGGTAGAAGACTTACAAAAACAAAGTCCAGGCTCTGCTCTTGTACACCTTTTTGAATTACAAATTAGTGAATCTTCCTATGTATATTTTCACAACGGACTTGATGATGATTTATCAAGTTTACAATTTAGAGACTATGATACAAATAGTACTATAAGAACTTATACAGCAATACCTGTACAAGCAGAAGGATTTGAACAAGCAGCCTCAGGTCCAACAAATAGACCAAATATTGGTTTTGCAAATGCAACTTCAGTATTTTCTTCTGCTGTAGGAGATTATGACGCTCTTATTGGCAAAAAAGTAATAATAAGAAGAACTCTTAAAAAATATTTATATGGAGAAAGTGAGGATGCCAGCCCCCCTGTTGAATATCCAAGACAAATATATTTTATAGATAGAATAAATCAAAGAACAAAAGGAACAATCTCTTTTGAACTTACTTCTGCTTTTGATTTAGAAGGAATTAAAGTGCCTGGAAGACAAGTTGTTGCAAATGGATGTCCTTGGATTTATACAGGAGCAGATAAAGGATTAAACGAGCATGAAAAAGTAGGCGGATGTACTTGGAGTAAAGAAGGAAAATTCAAAGCAAGTTACAAATCAACTTTAGACGGAGAAACTGAATATATAGTACTTGTAAATGTTGATGATGAATATATTGTTCCAGGCTCGGGAGAAAGTGGAGCAATAACTTTTACAGCTCATACTACAGGAGGAATTTCAGCAAACGGATATTACTCCAATACAACAACCTTAGGAACAGCAAGTGGAGTAAGAAGAATAAACGAAAATGGACTTATAGATACTGCAGCAGATTCTTCAACAATTACAAATTATTGGCAAGCAAAAAAGACAGAAGGAAGTCCAGGAACTTTGACCGATAATAATACAAATGTAAATAGAATACGATTATGGACAACTTGGGATAGTTCTACAACTTACTATGCTTATACAGAAGATAGACACAATGATTATGTAAGATACACAAGCGGAGGTCTTACTCGTCTTTGGAAAGCAAAGAAAACAAGCATAAATCAAGCTCCTGGTTTCAATGAATATTGGGAACTCGGCGATATATGTGGAAAAACCTTAGAGTCTTGTAAAAGAAGATATGGATGGGATCCTAAATCTGCGGGAACAGCAACTACAACAGGAAAAGCAAACCCAGATACAACAGCCGTTTTAATGTTTGGAGGTTTCCCTGGTGCAAAAAGATTTAAATAGTTTATTAGAAGAAATTTATTTAGAAGCTGAAAAAGCTGCTCCAAAAGAAATGTGCGGGTTTATTATTCAGCAAAATAACAAAACAAAATGGATTTTATGTGAAAATAAATCCGAAAATAAAAATGAGTTTAAAATTGACGGACACACTTTCGTTAAATATCAACTTACTTCAAAAATTTTATATGTAGTCCATAGTCACTACATGGAAGATTGTAAACCAAGTCAACATGATATAAATGGGTGTAATGAAGTTGACATACCTTACTTAATTGTAAGCTACCCACAAAAAGAACATTATATATTGGAACCAGCATGACAAGAAATATTTATTTAAAAGGAAAAATGGGAAAACTTTTCGGTGAGCATTGGAAACTCAATGCATCTACTGTGCGTGAGGCAATGAATGGAATAGATGTACAAAGAGAGGGAAAACTAAAACAATATTTAATAGATTGCACCGAAAAAGGAATTGAATTCACAGTACAAAGAGGAGAAGATTTTCTAGAATACGATAATTTGCAGATGGAGTTAGGAAATGATGATATAATTATAACTCCACTTCCAGTTGGTGCAGGGAAAACAGCAGGACGAATAAAAGCAATAATTGGAGTAGCACTAATTGTAATTGGTATAATAGCAATGATGGGAGGGTTTCCAGAAGGTAGTCAACTAGCAGCAGCAGGCTGGTACTTAATCGCTGCAGGAAGCCTACTTGCAAGTATCGGTATAGTTGAAATGCTCACTCCAGATACTCCCAGCAACTCCAGTGATGGATATTTATTCAATGGACCAGAAAATAGTGTTAAACAAGGCATCCCTGTGCCTTTATGTTATGGAGAGTTAATAGTTGGAGGAGCTCCAATTAATTTTGGGTTTACCGATAGACGAGCAGATTATGCTTCAGGATTTTCAAGAGTTACAGTTTCAGAATCAGGTTATGGGTCGCACGACACTTATGGAAGATACCAAACTATAACAAATAATACAGGCGGTACAGGCGGCGGCAAAGGAGATGATGGAAGATCAGGAGGAAGTGACACTGACTTCTCCTTCAACGGAAAATAATTATGGCAGTAAAAGGAATAGGAAATGGAAATGATGGATACTACGGTGGAAAAGTAAGTAATACTTCGGAACAAACAGCTGTAGTATATGATCTACTTTCTGAAGGTCCAATTGAAGGACTTGTAGAGGGTGCTGCTTCTATATATTTAAATGGAGTACCTATTATAAATGAAAGTCAAAATAAACTTTGGGGAGCCTCAACTTCACGAGATGTTAGTTATAACGCTAGTACTGGAGTAGTAACAGATAATACGAGTACTATGTTTGTAGATCGTAATATCGATGAAGGAACATATTATATACTTATTGCAGGTGCTAAAAAACAAGGGTCAGGTATTGCAACAACAACAGCAGACTCAAAAACAGTAACAACTTCAACTGCTTTCTTTGCTTCAGATGATGAAAGATTCAAAGCAAATACAACTTTTCTTTTAAGTCAATATGTAGTTATAAAAGATGCAGGAGCAAACGGAGCTGACTATATTGGTTATATAACAGAATTTACAAGCTCTACAGAAGTAACAGTTCATCCCCCCGTCCCTACAACAGTTTCTGGAAAAGATATAGAAATAGATTTAGTTGATGCTATTTCTTCTTTTTCTGGTAACACTGCTACTCTTGCAAATGGAGGAGGAGTAAATGTTTCAAATGGTTTCTCTGAAATGTCTGTGCCTACTCAAACAGCACAAAGTACTCCTAAATTAAATTTTGAAAGAGTTTCTTATGCATTTCGTTCCGGATACAGAGATCAAGGAGTATTGCCCGGCCCGGGAGGATTAGGTAGTGGTTCAATTGCTGCAAGTGTCGGAACAGAATTACCTGCAAGTTATTATGGTTATTTAAGTAATGTTTCAACAACTCCTGCAGATGATGGAAATTGGATAAATGCAACAGAACCAACTACAGGAGACACAGGAATAGAAAGAACTCATACTCAAATGGGAGTTACAAATCCAGAAGAAGTAGATCAAATAAATATAACTATAGATTTTCCTCAAGGATTGTATGGATATAAGAGTAAAAATGGTAGAGAATTTAATTCATTTGCTGAATTTCAGATATTCTTTTCTTATACAAAAGATGGATCAAATTATACAGAAACACTCCAATTTGGACCAACTGACTCTAGCATAAATACAAGACGAATAGATTTTGGAGGAAGACAAGGTAAACCCATTATTCCAACTAATGGATACTATGAAACTCTTACGAAAACACCTTTTACAAGAACATTTAGTTTTGATATAGAACAATTTAAACCGTTTTCAGGATATAAAGTAAAAATTAAAAGAGTAAATATTGCAAATGCAACTCATGGAACGACTCAACAATATAATGGTACTACTGTAAAAGCAATTGAAAATATTATAAAAGATAAATTATCTTATCCTTATACTGCGTATGGAGCAGTAATATTTGCAGCAGAAGAATTTAGTGATGTTCCAACTCGAGGCTATCACATTCGAGGACTTAAATGTAAAGTTCCAACTAATTACTTTTCTCGCCATGAATTAAGTGAAGGAGCAAATGCTTCTTATACTAGAAAAGTCGTGGACAATGGTGGAGGAAGTTTTACAGTTACAAATGAGTCAAATTATCAAGATTGGGACGGTAACTTTAGAGGAGATATAAAAACTTTTACAAGTGCAAAAGATCCCAACCATAATCCAATTTGGACAGATAATCCTGTTTGGATTATAATGGACTTATTAACAAATGACAGATACGGTCTAGGAAAGTATTTAGATCCAGACAATGACTTTAAATATATAGACAAATTTAAATTATTTCAAATTGCAAAATATTGTGATGAGCTGGTTCCAGATGGAAAAGGAGGAACAGAACCTCGATTTTCTGCAAATGTATATTTAAAACAAGGAGCAGAAGCACAAAAAGTTATAAAAGATTTATATAGTGTTTTTAGGGGGATGCTACTATGGTTTGATGGACAAGTTTCTGCAAGTGTAAATGCGTACAAAAGTCCTATTTATACTTTTACAAAAGGCAATGTTGTAGGGGGAGTATTTGCTTATCAATCAAGTTCAAGACGTAATCGATCAAATCAGATAAGAGTTACTTGGAATAATCCAGATACTTTATATGAACAAGACGTAGAAATTGTTGAGGATACTGAAAATATAATAAGTACAGGAAGAATAAATCCAAAGGAAGTTGTTGCTTTTGGTTGCACAAGTCAAGGTCAAGCAAAAAGATTTGGTAAATGGCATTTACTTAGTGAAAAACTAGAAAAAGAAGTAGTTAGTTTTGAAACAGGTTTAAATGCAGCTTTTTTACTACCAGGAGACGTAATTGAAGTACAAGATGCAGATACAGATGATGTTCAATTTAGTGGTAGAGTAAGTACTTCTACTTCTTCAACAACAACAAGAGTATATTTAGATAGAGCAATTGATCTAAGTGCTGCAAGTACTACATTTGAGTTAAATCTTATATATCCAAAAGGAGGGGCTTATTTATCGCAAGTTTCAGCAGTAATTAACTCTACAACATATCAAAGAGGAGATTTAATATTAGTTGATGAAGATGGAGCTGCAGTAAATACAGAAGCTAAAGCAAATAATGTAAAGGATGATAATGGCGACCTAGTACAATTATTCTGGTCAGAAGAGGCTAGAATAGAAACCAAGCAAATCTCTAGTTATAATGCATCTGGTGATGTAACTCTATCTTCTGCTTTTTCTGAAGCACCAAATGCAGAAGTAATTTGGTCTATTACAGCACGAACAGATGCAACAGGAGAAAAAATTGCTGGATCTCCAAAAGAATATGTCATAATATCTAATACTGAGAACTCCCAACAGCAAACTTATCAAATTACAGCAGTAGAATACAGTCACGATAAATTCGATATTATTGATCGTGGATATACTATTGATATTGTTCCTCTAGATAGAAAAAGTCCTACAAGAACAGAAGAAGTCCCAGCGCCTAGAAGTTTTATACTTACTGCGACACCTGGGGGAGCAGACGATACAAAAGATACAGAATCAACACCTGAACTAGGACTTAATTTATTAGCAAGTTGGGAAGCGCCTGAATCTACACGATTAGATGTTGATGGAAATGCAAAAACAACGCCTTATGAATTTATTGCAGGATACGAAATAAAAATAAATATTCCAGATCCAACCACTGGAAGAACATCAAATGTGTACAAAACAGGACCAAGTACAAATTCATATACATTTAAAGACATTGCTAGAGGCACGTATACAGCGCATGTAAGAACAGTAAATACTCAAGGTAACTATTCGAATTATATAACTGCAAATATAACAATTGATCTTGAAAAAGAAACAATTGATAATAAATCAAGAATTGGTTTAGTAGCTTTAGGAGGTCTACTAAATCAAAATTTAGCAATTGATTCTTCAACTGGTTTAGCAGAAATAGGATCATCAAGTTATACTTATTTATCTCCAAACTCTACAGAATATTCATTTTCATCGACAGGAACAGGTAATTATCAACAAAGTTTTTCTGGTATGGGAGCAAGCGCAACAGCTTATTTATTATTTGATGCTTCTTCCAATACAGATAAATTAAAAGCAGTAGAAGTAATTGAGAATACTACAGCAACAACAGCAAACGGAGAAAAGTTACTATTTCAATATATTGCAGAATTAGGCGCTTCAAATGATGGTTTAACAGCAATAAGTGGAACAATTACACTAGCAGCAGGAAAATCAATTGTAACAGGAAGCAGTACATCTTTTACTTCTGAGTTTGCTGTAGGAGATAAAATATTTTTTGGAACAGGAACATCTTTATTTCAAGCAAAAATTAACTTTATCTCATCAGATACAAAAATAGAATTAGACAGAGTTTCTACAAGAAGTTATAGTGGAGCTACTGTTTCTAAACTAAGTTTTATACCTGATTTTAAAAATGACGCAATACTAGCAAGAGTTGCAACAGATGGAAGTACAGCGTATTCTTTTAGCCAAGTATATGCACTTACAGCAGGAGTAACGGGAGCAGACGGAGCAAATGGTCCAAAAACATTAACACATTTTGTCTATTTTCAAACAAGTTCAGCAAGTGCACCTGCAACACCTTCTGCAACAAGCTATACATTTAGTACGAATAGTTTTTCAGGTTTAACAAGTGGTTGGGGAATAACTCCACCGACTTTTGCTGCTGGAAATACAAATAAATATTGGTATTCATATTTTAATGCTGAAGAAAATACAGCAGGTGGAGACATATCCTCAGGAAGTAATTTAAGTTTTTCGGCTTCTGTGCAAGGTATTGGATTTAGTGGACTTGTAACTTTTACGGGAACAAATTCAATAGATGATGGTAGTGGTAATTCTTTATCTTTTGGCTCTTCTGGTACCACAACTATTGATGGCGGTAATATTACAACTGGAACTGTAAATACTAATCGATTAAATGTTAATGATATTATTTCGACAGGAAGTATTATTGTATCTGGTGATAATGTATCTTCATTAACAAATAATTCAGGTTATGTAGATTCAAGTGGAGCTGCTGCTGCTGCTCCTGTACAATCCGTAAATGGGGCAACAGGTAGTGTAAGCATTACTGCAGCAGGATTAAGTATAAACACTAGCCATGTTTCAGGACTAAGCGATGCAGCAACAACAAGTGTAGCAACAATAAGGGATGGAACAACGGCAGACAATGTAGGCTTAGGATCTGTTTCAAATTTATCACCTGCAAATCAAGTCGCAACTGGATGGAATACTACAATCACAGCGGGATCAATATCTTTAGGTAATAATACAGGAGCAAGAATTGTTTTAGATGCGACTTCTTCAGCTCCGAGAATACTAATTTACGATTCATAATTATGGCAGCACGAGTTTTATTAGGCGAAAATCAAAGCGGACTGTACGGACTTTTTATTTCTAGACCGGGAGATAATGTTTTAAGTCCGAGTAACCCTTTGCTATTTTCTTCTGAAGTTACTAATTGGTCTGGGCAAGTATATGCAGGAGGTCAAGCTTCTTCCACTACAGGAATAAATTGGTCTGCTACAAAAGGCTCAATTTCAGTGGCAAGTACAAATATTATACCTCTTGTAATTTCAGTAGATGATCAAATAGGAAAATATAGAGCTGTTGGACCTTCAAGTTATGCAGGCTTTGATATTAGAGATCTTAGCAATCAGTCAACTTTTGAAACAACTACAACAAACATAAATCCAGTAAGATTTATAACTTTAAATCCAAATTCAACAATTGTAACAGAAAGCATGGGAACATCACGAACATCTACAAATTTAAAATTTTTTGTATTAAAAATGCCCTGTGCATACGGATATATGTCTAGTACATATATGGCACCTTAATTATGGCAGCACGAGTTTTATTAGGAGAAAGCACAAATAGTAACTTAGGACATTCTTCTGGAAAGTATGGACTTTATGTTTCAAAAAAAGGAACAGACGTTACAACTTGTAATAAAGAACAACTACGATTCAATACAGATAATGTGGGCTTTAGTTCAGGGGCAATTGATGTAGGATTTTTTCAAGTAGTAGGTATAAGTTCAGGGGGAACATTAGTTCAATCTGCGAGTTTAAGTATTTCTGCAAGTTCTTCAGGATCTGTATCTATTGACAATATTGGGTCAGGACACTTAGCATATGGAACTGTAACAAATACTTATACTGCAAATAGCAATGCAAGTGCTGCATATAAAACAAGTTTTTCTGGAACTACAAGTGTATCTTTAACGAATTCAAGCTTAGTAGACCCAGATATAGGAAGTTTAACAAATGTAGGAGTAACAGGAACAGTAACAGTCTTTAAAGGCTTCAACTCTTCCGCAGCATTATTTTAATTATGGCATCACGAGTATTACTAGGAGACAATGGGGACGAATATGGATTATACGTATCTCAGAACAATGATAATGTATTAAGTCCTACAAAACCTTTAGCATTTGATAGCCGAGCAGTAGGATCTTTACCTGTACATGATTATGGTCAAGGAATTCTTTCAGCTCCAAATACGACTCAGGCAAATCCCTTTGCAACAGATAATGGATTACCTGTATTATTTGCAAATTCTCTTTCTTATAGCCCTCTGTTTGCAGTCAGATGGTGTTACCCGGGTGATATTAGTAATGGAAAAGCTGTAAGAGTTTATAATAATGCATTTTTTCAAAGTGAAGAACCCCAATTTGCAGTAAATCCAGTAACTGAAGCAGAGTCTGAGTGGACAACATATAAACAACAAGGAGTATCAGTTACCTGTACCTATGAAGGAATCTTTGTAAAAAATAGACACTCAGGAAAAACAGTAGTAGTAGATGTAAACACTCTAGGAGTTGCTCCTAGTTCAGAAACAGGTACAGGAAAAACAGCAATATACTATTCATGGATAGTATTTAAAGTAGAAGATTTTACAGGAGGATTAGGAGTATGACAACTTACAATTTATTTTATGATTCAAATAAAAAAATACATTGGATCACGGATGCAGATTGTTCTGCAGAAATGATATCAGATCAACAAACAAATAACGGACTATCGCATATGACAGTAGAATTAGACGAATTAATACCTTGCGATAATCATTATGTAAATGATGCAGAAGATAATATTGTAGAGTATTCAAACTTTTCATTAACTGTTTCTGCAACAGAAATAGCTATAGATAATACTGCAACAATATCAAATATTCCTGAAGGAACAGAAATTATTATTCAAAAAGGAACTGAACATTTATCAACAGTGACAATGGATTCAACAGAAAGTCTAAATCTAGCAGGCACTATGGCAGGAATTTATAACTTAAGTTTTACTAAAGATAGGTACTATTCCACAAGTATTATTATTACAGTAGGAGGACAAACATAATGGACTTTAATTTAGAAAAAAATTCTGCAACTTACTCGGATAAAAGAAATGCTTTCTATAAGGCAGTAATTGAACAATTAGACGATTTATACCATGATATAGAAAATGGAAAATTTGGAGAGGACGCAAAAACATCAACTTTCTATTTAAATAGAAAAGCAGTAAAAGATAAATATCCTAAAACATAAGGTTTAATGATTTCACATTGCAAAAATAATACTTGACATCAGGTCTGATTTTTTGGTATAATTAATTCATTGGAGGTATAAGAAATAACCATGAGTGCAGGCACTTACAACATAAAAATCGATCAGGGATCAGATTTCTCGTTACAGCTTACTGTACAAGAAGATGGTACCG